GATGCAGAGCTGGAAAAATCCGCCATGACAAAACTTGGTGATGTTTGGAAACTTGGTCCCCATAGACTGGTCTGCGGTGATTCTACAAAGGCAGAAACCTTCACGCTTCTCATGGATGGAAAGCTGGCAAACCTTGTGGTGACAGATCCCCCTTACAATGTAAACTATGAAGGCTCAGCCGGTAAAATCAAAAACGACAACATGGGTGATTCTGCTTTCTATGAATTCCTACTGGCTGCCTTTACCAATACGGAAGCTGTCATGACACAGGATTCTTCCATCTATGTTTTCCATGCAGATACGGAAGGGCTGAACTTTAGAAAGGCATTCTCTGAAGCTGGCTTCTATCTCTCCGGCACCTGCATCTGGAAAAAGCAATCGTTGGTTCTTGGTCGGTCCCCTTATCAGTGGCAGCATGAACCGGTGCTCTTTGGATGGAAGAAGAAAGGCAAGCACAACTGGTATGCCGATCGAAAGCAAACTACCATCTGGGAATTTGAAAAACCTAAGAAGAATGGCTCTCATCCAACAATGAAGCCGGTGGCTCTTGTGGCTCATCCAATCCTTAATTCAAGTCTCAGTAACTGCATCGTCCTTGATCCCTTTGGCGGCTCTGGCAGCACCCTCATTGCCTGTGACCAGACCCAGCGAATCTGTCACACCATTGAGCTTGATGAGAAGTTTTGTGATGTTATCGTTGAAAGATTTATTTCTGGAGCAGAGACCTCAGATGACGTTTATCTCCTGCGTGGCGGCAAAGAATACCGCTACAGCGACCTCCCTGAAAATAAATAACACAACTATCGAAAGATAAACTTGCTATTAACATCACTTAGAGTGATATATGTAGTAAGCAAAAAACAAGGAGGTCAATACCATGAAAATCAATTACAACGTAACTGGTAACGAACGTAAAAAGCTGGTGAAGCTCATCAGTGAAATCACAGAGGTTCCTTCAAAATACCTGGGAGTTCCATCTTGTGCTTACCAGGTCGGACCCTACCACATCGGAAAAGACGGAAAGCTAACCTTTGACAGCGAAGTAGCTCAGGACGATATCAAGACGCTGATAAAAAAGCTACAAGTGGCAGGGTTTGAACCTGAGGTGGATGAACCAGCTCCTGCTGAAGATCAACCTGAGGAAACTGGACTCATCATCCAGATACCAAAAGACTCCTTCTCCGATGAAGACTTGGAAAAGCTATCCAAACTGCTAGAAGCAAAAGGGAACCTCATCAAGAAAGCACTAAATGTGGATGCACTCCCCATTGAAGCCGACGAGGAACGCATTAGCTTCCCTTGGTTTTCAAAACTGCCAAACCCAGACGAGATAAAAGCCTACTCCCAGTTCATTACAAAGCTTTGTGAAATGGCGAAAATCCAAAAGAGAATCACTGTAAAAGAGAAAGAAGTCGATAATGAGAAATACGCATTTAGATGCTTCCTTCTCCGCCTCGGATTTATTGGTGAAGAATTCAAAACCCATAGAAAGATTCTCCTTCAGAACCTCTCAGGAAGCAGTGCTTTCAAAGGAGGTGCTCCTAGTGAAACCGATCAGTAAAGAAAGACTGGCCCACCTACGCAAGCAGTACCCCGCTGGCGCCAGGGTCCAGCTCCTTTCGATGGATGATGTGCAAGCACCACCAGCGGGCACAAAAGGCACCGTGTGGGGCGTGGATGACACAGGCTCCATCATGGTTCAGTGGGACAACGGGAGCAGCTTGAATGTGGTTTACGGCATTGATTCCTGCATGGTAATTGATGAAAAATCCAGGGAGGAGGCACAGCAATGAAGGCATTATTTGGTCGAAAGTTCTACAACTTTAAGGAACTAAAAGAAGCAACTGAAGAAGCAAAGGAAGATGGCGTCATTGGCTCCGAATACACTGTGATTCGAGAAGTTGAACTCAGTGATTCAGAGTTCAAGAAGTTCACCAGTGATTTTCTTGAGGATCAGCCCTGGATCAAGAAGTCAGATGGCGGCACCAACGAAAAAGGTGAGCTTCGATGCATTAGGGTCATCAACAAAGAAACTGGTGAAAAGATACTCACCAATCCTGAAGGCTACGACTATCCACGCTACTGTGGGATTGAAGATTAGCCTCTAGGCCAGAAACCTGCTCTATTACTACAGAAATGACTTGCTATTATTCTCGTTTAGAGTGATATATGTAATACCAAAACAAAACCACACTAAATGGAGGATGAGAACATGAAAGAAATCAAAGCATTTGAAGAAGCCAAATCAACTGGCTCAAACTTTAAGGAATCTGGAATCAACAGCACCATGTACTGGGCTTACGAAAGAAGCAAGGAAGCAGGAAACGACACCATCGACTTTTCCGAGGTCATTTGGGATTACGACATTGAACCCATTGTTAAAGCCTGCAGAGCCTACGGAATTGACCACATCACCATTTCAAGCACCTTCTCAGGGCTGATCGCAACCCTTGCCGAATTTGAAAAGCACGGTTGCAGGATGGACGGACTTACCAAGGTTAATTCAAGCTACACCGACTGGCAGACCGGCGAAAAGCAAATGCTACCGGCAATCTTGGTTAGGATTTAAGGAGGGCTTAGACCATGTGGAGAAAAGGCAAAATCGAAGTCGAAAACAGAACCATTCAGTACTGGATCAAAAGCTTTGACTTAGGCTCCCCTTACGGCATTGATGAGGGTAGAATATCAAAACTGATGCTAAAGCGTGATGGCCAGATCATTGCAAACTTTGATAGAGGCTGGGACATTGAACCCATCGACGCCAATGCGCAAGCTGCACTTGAAATATTGATGAAGAAATACAATTAACAACAAGATAGAAACGCATAAAGGAACAGGGCTGTATGGCTCTTTTCCTCGTTACAGAAGACCTTATGGTCTATTTTTTATGTCTTTTTAAAGGAGGTGTCCGCATATCCGAAAACTTAAGAAGTATAAACCAACCTCATACATGGCGAAGGATTCTCATTACAGCAAGGAGATGGCGGACTATGCAGTTGGTTTTATTGAATGCCTCTCCCATACAAAAGGAACCTGGGCAGGAAAGCCCTTTGAACTCATAGATTGGCAAGAGCAAATCATCCGGGATTTATTTGGAACCATAAAACCAAATGGCTATCGTCAATTTAATACAGCGTATGTAGAGATTCCAAAGAAGATGGGAAAAAGTGAGCTCGCGGCGGCTGTTGCCCTGCTCTTAACCTGTGGTGATAACGAAGAGCGTGCTGAGGTTTATGGCTGCGCTGCAGACCGTAACCAAGCCTCCATCGTTTTTAACGTGGCAGCGGACATGGTGCGTATGTGCCCAGCTTTATCAAAGCGAGTTAAGATTCTGGACTCACAGAAAAGATTAATCTATCAACCTACTGGAAGCATCTATCAAGTGCTTTCTGCCGATGTTGGAAACAAGCACGGCTTCAACACCCATGGAGTTGTCTTCGATGAGCTCCACACTCAACCAAACCGAAAGCTATTTGATGTTATGACCAAAGGTAGTGGCGATGCCAGGATGCAGCCCTTGTACTTTCTAATCACCACTGCTGGAGATAATCAAAACAGTATCTGCTGGGAGGTTCACCAAAAAGCTCTTGACATCATGGCAGGAAGAAAGAACGACCCTACCTTCTATCCTGTCATTTATGGTGCAGCTCTCGAAGATGACTGGTCTGATCCAAAGGTGTGGAAGAAAGCAAATCCATCCCTCGGCATCACTGTCAGTATGGATAAAGTAAAAATGGCCTATGAATCTGCTAGACAAAACCCCGCTGAAGAAAACAGCTTCAGGCAACTACGACTTAACCAGTGGGTTAAGCAGGCTATTCGATGGATGCCTATGGATAAATGGGATGCCTGTGCTTTTCCGGTTAATCCAGAAACACTTAAAGGTCGCGTTTGCTATGGTGGGCTGGATCTTTCTTCATCCACAGATATTACAGCCTTTGTACTTGTCTTCCCTCCGCAGGATGAAGATGACAAGTATGTGGTTCTTCCATACTTCTGGATACCAGAAGACAGCATTGACCTTAGGGTTAGACGGGATCACGTCAATTATGATGTGTGGGAAAAACAAAGATTCCTTCTAACTACCGAAGGCAATGTGGTTCACTACGGATTCATTGAGACATTCATTGAGGAGCTTGGGATGAAATATAATATCCGCGAGATTGCCTTTGACCGATGGGGCGCAGTTCAGATGACACAGAACTTAGAGAATATAGGCTTCACAGTTGTTCCTTTTGGTCAGGGTTTCAAAGATATGTCTCCTCCAACTAAGGAACTGATGAAGCTCACACTAGAGCAGAAAATCGCTCACGGTGGTCACCCAGTTCTTCGATGGATGATGGACAATATTTTCATTCGAACAGATCCTGCTGGTAACATCAAAGCGGATAAAGAAAAATCCACAGAGAAGATTGACGGTGCTGTTGCCACAATCATGGCTCTTGACCGAGCGATTCGCCGTGGTGGAGAAACTGGTAATTCTGTTTATGACGATCGAGGACTGATTGTCTTTTAATGTTATCTTCCATATGTTAGAATAAATATAATAGGCTATAGTTAATTGCATATAAGTAGATTTATATGCAGTAAAAACAGGATAATGGAGGGGTTATAATTGAAAAAAGTATTACTTATGATGTTTGTTATTATTTTGTTATTAATAACTGCCTGTAGTAATAATGAAGATGTTACTCATGGTGGGGTAAATGCAGAGATTTTAGAAATTAGTAATGTTCTTAAAGGAATCGTTGTTAAAGGGTTAGACAATAATAGTATTTTAGGAGAAAAATGTTACATAAATTGTGAAGGTCCAGATGTGTATTTTGTCTATGTTGAGAACACTTCAGAAGAAGTGACAGAGATACAATTCGAGGATTTAGTAGTGGGTGATAAAATAACTGTTGATGTAAAATCAGTAGAAAATAAGTATGCTTTGACTTCACGAGTTCAACTATTAACCCAAAGAAGATGAATATCATTTAAACTACACGACCTAAAGTTATTATTAACTTATGCTATCAATATTAAGCATCTCAGCTGAGGTGCTTTTTTCATGCCCATTTTTAAGGAGAGTGATGTCCATGGGAATACTGCAAGGGATATTTAAGGCGCGTGATAAACCTAAAAATACTCTTTCAGGAAGCTATTACAGCTTCTTTTTTGGAAGTACTAGTGCTGGTAAGCCGGTCAATGAGCAAACCGCCATGCAAATGACCGCAGTGTATAGCTGCTTAAGAATCTTATCGGAGACCTTAGCTGGTTTGCCTCTTCATGTTTACAAATACAATGATTCAGGTGGCAAGGAGAAGAACCTAAAACACCCTTTATACAAGTTGCTCCACGATGAACCAAATCCTGAGATGACTTCTTTTGCGTTTAGAGAAACGCTGATGAGTCATCTTTTATTATGGGGAAATGCCTATGCTCAGATTATTAGAAATGCACGAGGTGAAGTGATATCTCTCTATCCACTCATGCCAAACAAAATGACGGTCGATCGCGATTCAAGTGGTCGGCTTTTCTATTTGTACCAGCGTGGTAGTGAAGATGCTCCTACTCTTGGTAGAGAGAACCAGGTGTATCTTTCACCATCAGACGTCCTTCATATCCCCGGACTTGGCTTTGATGGGCTGGTAGGCTATTCACCCATTGCCATGGCAAAAAATGCTGTGGGCCTAGCCATAGCTACTGAAGAATATGGAGCTAAGTTTTTTGCTAATGGTGCTTCACCGGGTGGCGTCCTAGAACACCCTGGTACCATTAAAGACCCAGTAAGGATCAAAGAATCCTGGAATGCAGCTTATCAAGGAAGCGGTAATGCCCATAGAGTAGCTGTTCTTGAAGAAGGCATGAAGTACCAGCCTATTGGTATTTCACCTGAGCAGGCACAGTTCCTGGAAACCAGAAAGTTTCAGATCAATGAGATCGCTCGAATCTTTAGAGTGCCCCCTCATATGCTTGCTGACCTTGAGAAGTCATCCTTTAGTAACATCGAGCAGCAATCACTTGAATTCGTAAAATATACCCTCGACCCTTGGGTGGTCCGCTGGGAACAGTCCATGTGTAGGGCACTGCTCATGGAAAGCGAAAAACCTAATGTCTTTATCAAGTTTAACGTGGATGGCCTTTTACGTGGAGATTATGTAAGTCGAATGAGTGGATATGCCACTGCAAGGCAGAACGGTTGGATGAGCGCCAATGATATCAGAGAACTTGAAAATCTGGATAGAATTCCAGAGTCATTAGGTGGCGATCTCTACCTCATCAACGGCGCCATGACTAAATTACAGGACGCAGGCGCGTTCGCAAATATTAAAGAAACGGAGGAACCTTAATGAAGAAGTTTTGGAACTGGGCACGAGATGAAAACACTGGTGTCCGAACACTTTATCTAGACGGCGTTATTGCCGAAGATTCATGGTTTGATGATGACGTCACCCCTAATGCATTTAAAGCAGAGCTTACTGCCGGTGATGGTGACATTGTTATTTGGCTCAATTCTCCAGGAGGTGATTGCATTGCTGCTAGTCAGATTTACACCATGCTGATGGATTACAAAGGCACTGTTACCGTAAAGATCGATGGTATTGCCGCTTCAGCCGCCTCTGTCATCGCTATGGCGGGAACAACGGTGCTTATGGCACCAACAGCCCTGATGATGGTCCATAACCCCCTTACCGTGGCCATTGGGGACAGCGAGGAGATGAAAAAGGCCATCGCCATGCTTTCTGAAGTTAAGGAGAGCATCATCAATGCTTATGAAATCAAGACAGGCCAGTCAAGGACAAAGCTCTCTCATCTTATGGATGCGGAGACCTGGCTCAATGCGAAAAAAGCCATCGAACTTGGATTTGCAGATGGCATCTTGGAGGATGAAAAGAAACGAAATCAGACTGAGGATTTCACCTATGCCTTTAGCCGCAGAGCTGTTACCAACTCCCTGCTGGATAAGGTAAAACCCAAACTAGAAAAAGAGAATGCTGGCACCCCAATTGAGTCGCTAGAAAAGCGGCTTTCTTTAATTCAACACTAAATTTTAGGAGGAAAATACTATGAATAAAATTCTTGAACTTCGTGAAAAAAGAGCAAAATCCTGGGAAGCTGCTAAAGCATTCCTGGATACCAAAAGAGGTACAGATGGAATTGTATCCGCTGAAGACACTGCAACCTATGAAAAGATGGAAGCTGATGTTGTTGCCCTTGGTAAGGAAATTGACCGTCTTGAAAAGCAGGAAGCACTGGACCGTGAACTTTCAAAGCCCTTGAACACACCGCTTACCGGAAAACCTATCTTCCAAGGTATGGAATCCAAAGGCGGCAGAGCTTCTGCAGAATACCAGAAAGCCTTCTGGAATGCCATGAGAACCCGTTCTGGTGAAGGGCTTGATCCAGTGATTAAGAACGCACTGCAGATTGGCACTGACACGGAAGGTGGTTACCTTGTACCAGATGAGTTCGAGCGTACCCTCATTGAAGCCCTGGATGAAGAGAATATCTTCAGAAAGCTGGCCAACGTCATCTCCACCTCTTCTGGTGACCGTAAGATTCCTGTGGTAGCTTCCAAAGGTACTGCTTCTTGGATTGATGAAGAAGGTGCCATTCCTGAAAGCGATGATAGTTTGGGACAGGTTTCCATTGGTGCTTACAAGCTAGGTACCATGATCAAGGTGTCTGAAGAGCTTCTTAATGACAGCGTGTTTAATCTTGAGAACTATATTGCTAGAGAGTTTGCAAGACGTATTGGTAACAAGGAAGAAGATGCTTTCTTCACAGGAGATGGTTCTGGTAAGCCTACAGGTATTCTTGCTGCCACTGGTGGAGCGCAAATCGGTGTAACCGCTGCAAGTGCTACAGCTATTACCATTGATGAGGTTTTGGACCTTTTCTACTCTCTAAAGTCTCCTTACAGAAACAAGTCCGTGTTCGTTATGAACGATGCCACTATTAAGGCCATTAGAAAGCTAAAAGATGGTCAGGGTCAGTATATCTGGCAGCCTTCACTTCAGGCTGGAACACCAGATACCATTTTGAATAGACCTGTTTACACTTCATCTTACGTTCCTACCATCGCTGCATCTGCAAAGTCCATTATCTTCGGTGACTTTGGCTACTACTGGGTAGCAGATCGTCAAGGCAGAGTATTTAAGAGACTTAATGAACTCTATGCAGCTACTGGTCAAGTGGGTTTTGTTGCCACTCAGCGTGTGGATGGAAAGCTGATTCTACCTGAAGCCATCAAAGTGCTTCAGCAGAAAGCGTAATGGAGGTGCCCTATGAGTTATAACACAAAGAACTATACCGAACAGGGCGGTGAGAAAACCGTCATTGGTGGAACTCTTGAAATCAAGGAAGGGGCGGTCGTTACTGGCCTCCCTGTTCTTGATAATCAAGCCGCAAGTACTGCAGCCACAGTAGAAGATTTGGTGACGGATTTTAATGCCCTCCTCACCAAGCTTAAGGCTGCAGGGCTAATGACCTCAGACTAATGAAAGGATGGTGGCGGTATGACACTGCTGGAAAAAGTAAAAGGAAATCTTATTCTTGATCACTCTGCTGATGATGAACTCCTTGAGATGTACATTACCGCCGCCACGCGGTATGCAGAAAGTTATCAGCATCTTCCAGAGAACCACTACGTGGAAGCCGTTATGCCAGCCACCACACAGCAAGCCATCATCATGCTGTCGTCCCACTTTTATGAATCCAGGGACGGCAGCACCGGTGGTTTCTTTTCAGACAATGTGCAGGCTGGGCAGCAAGTATGGAATACAGTCAATCTCCTGCTGCGGCTTGATCGGGATTGGAAGGTGTAGTCATGAGCTTTGGAAAAATGAATACCTTTATCGATATTGTAGAAAGCGTCACCATTAAAGATTCTGAAGGATTTAAAACTGAAGTTGATAACATTGTAGCTTCTGTCAGGGCTTATCGGGAAGGTCGGCATGGTAATGAGAAATGGGCTAACAGAGCTTCCTTTTCAGAAGCCACAGACCTTTTTCGTTTTCGCTGCATCCCTGGATTAACTGTAACCACATCCATGGTGCTTATTCATAGCAATAAGAGATTTGAAATCACATCTGTTGAGGATGTGAAAGGCCGCGGTATGTACATTGAAGTGCTGGCCAAGGAGGTGGTTCCAAGTGGCTAAAGGAACCATGAAAATGCCTGATGAGTTTCTAATGAAGCTTACAAAACTTGGTGATAAGACAGATGAGATTGTCTCTAAAGTTTTAGAAGCTGGCGGAGAGGTTGTTCTTGATAAAGTAAAAGCCAACCTCAAATGTGTTATTGGGAATGAAACAAAAGAAAAAAGCCGTTCTACCGGTGAGCTGGTATCTTCACTGGGCCTCTCTCCCACCAAGCTTGATCGAAATGGAAACTTCAATGTCAAGGTTGGCTTCAATGAACCTCGTGGCGATGGAGATGCCAATGCCAAGATTGCAAATATCCTTGAATACGGTAAATCAGGTCAGCCACCTAAACCCTTCTTGAAGCCAGCAAAGTCGGCAGCTCGGAAGGCATGCATTGAAACTATGAAATCAGAACTGGATAAGGAGATTGAAAAGCTATGAGCTTACTTGCGGATTTAAACCACATACTAGCTCCCTTTGATATCCCTGTGGAGACCGGAGTATTTTCTGATACACCGCCTGATGAATATCTGGTTATTACCCCCATGTCTGATAGGCTTGATCTCTTTGCAGATAATGAGGCCTATATGATTCTTTCAGAAGCTCGGCTTTCTCTTTTCACGAAGAAGAATTATATGAAGCGCAAGAAAGAACTAACTAAAGCGCTTCAATCCGGAGGGATCACCATCACGGATAGACAGTATGTTGGTTATGAACATGATACTAAATTTCATCATTACGCCATTGACGTAATGAAAGAATATGAAACGGAGGAAGAATAAATGGCAACGATCGGATTGGACTCTCTATTTTATGCAAAAATCACAGAAGATCAAAATGGCATCGAAACCTATGGGACCCCTGAGGTACTGGCCAAAGCCATGACTGCAGAGCTGAGCATTGAGCTCATTGAAGCCATTCTTTATGCAGATGACGGTGCCAGCGAGGTGGTCAAAGAATTCAAGAGTGGTGCTTTAAGTTTAGGAATTGATGACATTGGCTCACTTGTGGCTCAGGACTTAACTGGCTGCAAAATTGACAGCAACAATGTGGTGGTTTCAAGAAGTGAAGATGGTGGTAGCCCTGTGGCAGTTGGGTTTCGTGCCAAGAAGGCCAATGGAAAATATCGCTACTTTTGGCTCTACAGGGTTATCTTCTCTGTTCCCGCCACAAGCCTTGCCACCAAAGGCGACTCCATTACTTTTAGCAGTCCCACCATAGAAGGAACCGTCTTTAGAAGAAACAAACTAGACGGAGAAAGCAAACATCCTTGGAAAGCGGAAGTTACTGAAGGAGATAATGGTGTAGCGGCATCAACAATTACAAGCTGGTTCACATCCGTTTATGAACCAGACTTCACAGCCGTAACCCCAACCATTACCATCACAACCCAGCCAGCAAGCTTAAGTGAAGTAACCGCAGGAAGCATTACTGGAAGCCTTTCTGTTGTGGCAAATTCCAACACCTCAAACCCTGTAACATATCAGTGGTATGAAAATACTATCGATAGCTCCACTGGCGGTAATATTATCAACGGTGAAACTTCTGCGAGCTTTGATATTCCAACGGATCTTCTGGCAGATACCTATTACTACTACTGTGTCTTAAGCTCTAGTGGTGCAGAAAACGTGACGACTACAGTGGCTACTGTTGTTGTTTCTTAATGGGAGGGTTAATCATGGCAGATGAAAAATTAAAGATTGACGAAGCCGCTGAAGAAAGAAGCACCACCATTGATATTGGCGGTACAGAGTTTAAGATGATTCTTACCACTAAAGCGACAAAGGAAATTGCTAAGCGCTATGGTGGTCTTGAGAATTTGGGCGATAAACTGATGAAAACTGAGAACTTTGAAATGGCACTCGAGGAGGTGGTGTGGCTCATCACCCTTCTGGCAAACCAGTCCATCCTGATCCACAATATTAGGAACAAGGATGATAGAAAAGAACTTCTCACAGAAGATGAAGTGGAGCTTCTTACCACTCCCTTTGACCTAGCTAACTACAAAAATGCCATTATGGCCAGTATGATGAAAGGCACGAAAAGGAATGTGGAGAGTGACGACTCAAAAAACGAGGTGGTCGGGTAAGTGATGATCAAGTCTTTACCCGACTTATATACTTTGGAACAGTCCATTTAAGGCGCACAGAAGATGAAGTATGGCTCATGCCCATTGGCTATTTGATGGACCTTTGGGAATGCCACAAGCAATTTACCGGAATATCGAAACCGAAACAAGAGCGCTACATCGATGAAATAATACCGGAATTTCTATAACAAAATCATTTAGAGTGGCACCTACATTGGTGTCATTTTTTATGCCCCAAAGGAGGTGAACGCTATGTCAGACTTCGGCCTGAAAATCGGTGTTGAGGGTGAAAAGGAGTTCAAGAGCTCTCTTCGAGATATCAATCAAACATTCAAGGTGCTGGGTTCTGAAATGAATCTGGTCACTTCTCAATTTGATAAGCAAGATAAATCCATCAAGGCTATCACAGCAAGAAATGAAGTCTTAAATAAAGAGATTGACGCTCAGAAAAACAAAGTATCCACCCTTGAAGCTGCACTGAAAAATGCTGCTGAGTCCTTTGGGGAGAATGACAAAAGAACAAAAGCCTGGCAGATCCAGCTAAACAATGCAAATGCAGATCTAAATAAAATGGAAAAAGAGCTGGATGACAACAACAAGGCTCTTGAAGCAGCCAGTGATGGGTTTAATGATGCTGGTAAAGAAGCTGACAAGTTTGGGGATGAAATCAAAGACTCTGCTAAAGTGGCAGATGATTCAGGTGGTAAGTTTGAGAAGCTCGGTTCAGTTATGAAAGGTGTGGCTGCGGGGATTGGTGTTGCCATGGCAGCCATTGGAACAGCAGCTGTCACGGCAGGTAAAAAGCTCTTTGATATGGCCAATGATGCCGCGGCTGCAGGGGATGAAATCGATAAGGCCAGCCAAAGAATAGGTCTTTCCAGGCAAGGTTATCAAGAGTGGGACTATGTCCTTTCCCAAAACGGTGCCAGCATTTCATCCTTAGAAAACGGAATGAAGAAACTTAATAACACCGTAGACGATGCCATCAATGGGAGTTCCTCAGCCACAGAAAAGTTTCAACGCCTAGGTATTTCCATTGCGGACCTTGAGGGTAAATCCAGAGAAGAAGTCTTTGAGATGACCATTAAAGGTCTTCAAGGCATCTCTGATGAAGGTGAAAAAGCGGCCATTGCCAATGATTTACTTGGAACGTCCTCAGTTGAGCTAGGAGCGCTTCTAAACCAGACCGCTGAAAGCACCGATGCCCTAAAGAACAAAGCTAGCGAACTGGGTCTAGTTATGAGCGATGAATCTGTTGATGCTGCGGTGAACTACACAGATGCCATGGATAACCTCACCCGCTCCTTTGCTGGGGTGAAAAACAACATCACATCCCAGCTCCTCCCTAGCTTTACCATGATTTTAGATGGTTTGACGGGCCTCATCACTGGTCAAGAAGGAGCTGCTGAGCAGTTAAAAGAAGGAGCTAGGCAGACGGTTGAACAGATTGC